TTTACACAAATCCTAATAAATCATATTCAGGTATAAAAAACTTAAATTTTTTCAATCCTAGCAAAGGTTGGAGTAGCGGACCCACAGCATTATGGCTTGCCGCACAACACGGATATGAAAAAATATATATACTAGGCTTTGACTACAAAGGTTTAGACGACGGTAAAAGATTAAACAATATCTTTGCAAATACACGCAATTACAAAAAATCAACAGATGGTGCAACTTTTTTTGGTAATTGGATGAGACAAACCATTGCTGTACTACGTGAAAACCCACATATTGAATTTAATAGAATAATATTACCTGATAACTATATACCTGACGAACTAAATACTTTTGACAATATGAAGCACATTTTAGTAGATGATTTTAAGGAAATATTCAATCTTTCCTAGCATCTAGTCAAAAAGGCGCAAAAAACGCCTATATCTACGTAGTTTTCCTTATAAATAGTAAATACAAATGACAGCCTTACCATAGGTAACAATTTTATAGGAGAAAACAATGGCAGATCGCAACAAGTTTGAAGAAATGCTTGAGCGCCTAATTGCAGAAGACAAAGCAGGTGCTGAAGAATTATTTCACGAAATCGTAGTTGAGAAATCAAGAGACATCTACGAAAATATTTTAGAAAATGATTTAGAAGAAGTAGCCGACGAAGAAGTCGACGAAACTACTGATGAAGAAGTTGATGAAACTACTGACGAAGAAGTAGACGAAGCAACTGACGAAGAAGTTGATGAAGCTTCTGAAGAAGACAAAGTTGATGAAAACTTTGATCTTGACGAATTTGAAGTTGAAGGCGACGACGACATGGGCGGTGACCCAGCAGACGATATGATGGGTGACATCGAGGATGCAGTTGACGGCGACGAAGGCGAAGAAGATGAAGGTGAAGAAGGCGATGTTGAAGATCGTGTTGAAGACCTAGAAGATGCACTAGATGACCTAAAAGCTGAATTTGAAAAAATGATGGCTGGCGATGAAGGCGAAGAAGCTGGAGACGATATGGACGCTGGTGATGAAGAAGCCCCTGAAGAAGAGGCTTATAACTTTGGCGAAGCTGAAGAAGATACTGACGAAGCAGTTGAAGAAGCAACAGACGAAGAAGTAGATGAAACTACTGACGAAGAAGTTGACGAATCAAAAGAGCCTAAGTCAGACATTGATGTAATGAAAGAGTATGTTGAAAAAGTAACTGCTTCTATGGGCGACAACGGCGCAAACGCTAAGTCAACTGTAGCAGGTTCTAACGATATGGGCGGAAGTGCAAGTAACATAGTTGCTGGCGGAGAGTCTGATACTAAAGGAACTACTGGCGGATTAGCGGCAAACACTACTAAAGATGAAACAGCAGGGAACGTTAACGTACCAGGCGGAAAAGCATCTAAGTCAATGAAAGCTGAACCAAAAGGCCACGGCGCAGAGAAAAAAGGCGCAGGCGAAACAGCTGACAATAAAAAATCTATAGTCGGCAAATAATAAGGTTGAACTAGTATGAACAACTTTTTAAGAGAGCACTTGACATTCGACCAGGCTAACATAGTCGTTGAGTCTACCGATAACTCCAAAGGAGGCAAAGACCTTTACATGAAAGGTATTTGTATACAAGGCGGTGTGCGTAACGCAAACCAACGTGTGTATCCTGTAGAAGAAATTGGTAGGGCTGTCAAAACTCTCAATGATCAAATATCCGGAGGATATAGTGTACTCGGGGAAGTTGATCATCCAGAAGGCCTTAATATTAACTTAGACCGTGTAAGTCACATGATAACAGATTGTTGGATGGATGGCCCAAACGGTTATGGCAAGTTAAAAATTTTACCAACTCCTATGGGAAAACTAGTTGAAACAATGCTGGAAAGCGGCGTTAAATTAGGTGTTTCCAGTAGGGGCTCTGGTAACGTTTCAGAAGACGGAGGCAATCAAGTCTCCGACTTTGAAATTATAACAGTTGATGTCGTGGCGCAACCAAGTGCGCCAGGCGCTTACCCAACACCAATCTACGAGCATTTAATGAATGCACGTGGCGGAATGAAGGCATACGAAATGGCACAGGCAACAAAACAAGACCCAAAGGCACAAAAGTATCTAAAGGAATCGCTAGTGAATATCATTAGCAAACTCCAATAACGAGGAGAAAATAATATGTTGGATGCACTAAAAACACTTTTCGAAAACGATGTAGTTACGGAAGAAGTGCGCAACGAAATTCAAGAAGCTTGGGACGCGAAGATCAAAGAGAATCGCCAGCAAGTAACATCAGAGCTACGTGAAGAATTTGCCAAGAAATATGAGCATGACAAAGGTACAATGGTTGAAGCCATTGATACTCTTGTATCAGAACGTTTAGCAGAAGAAATTGCTGAGTTTGCGGATGACCGTAAACAATTAGCAGAAGCCCGTGCAAAATATGCAGTTGCTCAGCGTGAAAACGCAGAGAAACTAAAAGGATTTGTTATGGAGCAACTAACTAAAGAAGTTGGTGAGCTACATGAAGATCAAAAAGCAATGGCGGTTAACTTCGGCAAGCTAGAAGAATTTGTTGTAGAAGCACTTGCAAAAGAACTTGCAGAGTTTAACGAAGACAAAAAAGATTTAGCAGAAACTAAAGTACGTTTAGTACGTGAAGCTAAAGAACACTTCAAGAAAGTTAAAACTAACTTTGTTGAAAGAAGTGCTAAAGCAGTATCAGAAACAGTTGACAAAGCTCTTAAAGGAGAAATTGGACAACTTAAAGAAGATATTGAAGAAGCACGAAGAAACGATTTTGGGCGTAAACTGTTTGAAGCATTTGCTTCAGAATACGCAGGAAGCTACCTAAATGAAGCGTCAGAAACCGCAAAACTAATTAATGTTATCGCTATGAAAGATAAGCAAATTAGTGAAGCAAAAACATTTGCAACTAAAGCTAAAGCATTAGCAGAATCTCAGGCAACTGAGAAGAAGCGTTTAGTAGAAGCGGCAGAAAGAAAAGACGTACTTAATGAACTTACTGGACCTTTATCAAAAGACCAGAAAGAGATTATGACAGACTTACTGGAATCTGTACAAACAGCAAAACTACGTTCTGCGTTTGACAAGTACCTACCGGCAGTAATAGACGGGAATACTCCAGCCAAAAAGGCAATTTTATCAGAAGGCAAAGAAGTTACAGGCAACCGTGAACAAAGTTCACAAACTAACGTTAGTAGACAAGCAGACGCAGAACAATTCAACAGAAATGTTGTAGACATTGTGCGTTTAGCTGGAATATAATTTAAGGAGATATGAAATGTCAGAACTACTAGAAAGTCGCTGGCAGGAGACCAAAGGTGCACTAGTTGAAGGATTAACAGGAAATAAGAAATCTGTTATGGAAGCAACACTTGAGAATACTAGAAAGTATTTGTCAGAGAGTGCAACAGCAGGTGCAACTTCTGCAGGCAACGTAGCAACTCTAAATAGAGTTATTTTACCAGTTATTAGACGTGTAATGCCAACTGTGATCGCGAACGAGATCGTTGGTGTTCAGCCTATGACAGGACCAGTGGGTCAAATCCACACATTACGAGTACGTTACGCTGATGCCTTTACAGGTACAGCAGGCGGATCAGCGGCAGCAGGCGAAGAGGCTTTAAGCCCATTCAAAATTGCTGAAGGCTATTCAGGTAATGCAAATGGTAAAGCAGATCCAACAGCATCAAAAGAAGGTGTTGCTGGTAACAGACTAAGCATTCAGATTCTAAAACAAACAGTAGAAGCTAAGACACGTAAATTGTCAGCTCGCTGGACGTTTGAATCTGCACAAGATGCGCAGTCACAACACGGTATTGATGTTGAAGCAGAAATCATGGCAGCTCTTGCACAAGAGATTACAGCTGAGATTGATCAAGAAGTATTAACTTCATTAGCATCATTAGCAGGTACAGGTACTGATACTTACAACCAAGCTGGTGTAAGTGGTACTGCAACATTCGTCGGTGACGAACATGCGGCATTAGCTGTATTAATTAATAGAGCGGCAAACAGAATTGCACAAAGAACACGTAGAGGCGCAGGTAACTGGGCTGTTGTTTCTCCAGCAATTTTAACTGTCCTTCAATCAGCAACAACTTCAGCGTTTGCAAGAACAACTGAAGGTACGTTTGAAGCACCAACTAATACTAAAATGGTTGGTACATTAAACAATGCTATGAAGATCTATGTTAATACATATGCGGCAGACGACGATGTACTAGTTGGCTACAAAGGCTCAAGTGAATCAGATGCGGCAGCATTCTATTGCCCATACATTCCGCTAATGAGCTCAGGTGTTGTACTAGACCCAACTTCATTCGAACCAGTTGTATCATTTATGACTAGATACGGATATGTTGAGTTAAACAACACAGCGTCATCTTTAGGTAACGCGGCTGATTACGTTGAAAAAGTTGAAGTGAATAGCAACAACTTATCATTCTCGTAAGCAGAATATAGTTTTTAACTATACTAAAGGGCGGCTTAGGTCGCCCTTTTTTTATGGCTAACCATTCGGTATATGGTTAAATACCGCAGAAGAAACCCCTAACTATTTTCGAAAGGAAAATAAAAATGAAACGGACTATAGTTATTCTGTCTGCTCTTTTCGCTTTGATATCATTTCAAGCATTTGCAGACACAAAGACTCTTGAAGAAAGAGTTACTGATTTAGAAAAGTCAGCACCAACGTTACCAACAGGAATGTTTGTTAACGGAAACATTGAAGTATTTTACGACCCAGATACTTACGATTCAGATTTTGATACACGAGCAGAAGTGTTTGTAGGACTACAATCTGAACTAGACGGTCCTATTGATTGGGCAGGAGCAAGTACTAGATTTGATTCTCAATATTCATTAGACACAACATTAAACAATACTATTGTTGAAAAACAAATTGGTGTTGGTTTAGGAAATACTAGACTTTATGTAGGCGAAACAGATGCACAAAGATTAGGATTTGCTAAGACAGCTAAAATTGGTTTACCACTTATTATTACAGAAGCTAATAGTAGAATTGATCATAACGAAAAGATCGTACTTACTTTTGGCGGATGGAACAACAATAATGAATTTGACTTTGATGAACATAGACTAAAAAGAGATCTACCATTTGGTTTTGCTGTAGGTTATGATGCAGAAGCAAGTACAATATACTTAGGTGGTACTGTAAGTTTAGCAGGTTATGCAGAACTATCATACATGCAAATTGGTAATAAAAATAACATCACTAACAATGAATTAAATCAACAAGGTGTTGCTGTAGGTTCGCAAGTATTGCGTAGATATGGCATTCCGGTAGGATTTGGTGTTGAAGTATGGGACGACAAAAATACAGGATTAGCAAAAGATGATCGTGTTGACTTTGGTGTTATGTACAACTATTCTAAAGAAGTAATGTTTACAGCACATAAAGTATTAAATGATGACCTTGGAACTGATGGTACATATCTTGGTGTAGTACATACAGCAGGACCTGTAGAAACAGGATTCTACTATCATACAGATGTTACTAATACAAGTGTATGGACAGGTGTAACAACTGAACGCGATGACAGTATTAAAGCTACTCTTAAGTATAAGTTTTAATAAATAATATTACGTTCAGCCAATAGGCCGGGAGTAGCATAAGCGAAGGAACGCACTTAACCCTTTAACGAGGAGAGTGTTATGGATAATTACACGCTTTGGTGCTTTCAACAAATCATTAAACAGCACCACATAAAAAAAGTTAACTTTTTATTAAAAAAGAGGTTGACTTCTGCTTAATAGTTTGTTATATTAAGTACATAAGTTAGACGACGGTGTAACTTAGATAGTGCAAGGAAGAGGTGTTACAGGCACCGAACTTGACGAGTAGCTGTAGTGGCATTGCATGACTGTGGAGACATGGAGATGTATTTTCGAACGTAACTGTTTGATGCGAGGTTTGCGGGAAAAACAGACAGACTGTTAACCGCATTGTTGGTATTCTGAAGTCCAACCTATCACTTTTATTTAAAGCTCGATACTTAATTGTGTCGAGCTTTTTTCTTTTATGATAAATACATATGTCAAATAGTGTGCCGCAAGGCGGACTTATGCTGTTTAACCCACAGCGTAGCTCATAGAACGGGCATAGGACTACTTAAATAGGAGAAAAAAAATGGGAAGACCACTTAATAAAAGATTATTCAGCGAACCTACAGCAGGCGGATCTGAAATCAAAGTAAACTTTCATAACGGCACAGCAGTTAAAGAAGGTTATATTGTAAAGCAAAAAGCTTCAAAGAAATTTGTATGTGAAGAAATTGGCACAGGCGGCGAATTTACTTGTGTACTAACAACTGATAAATTACCAGCGGCATTAGCGGCAGGTGAAATGTCAATATCATTCAAAATGGATGATGAAGAAACATACACAGTAAGTAAAATTTCTGGACGTAAAGCAACATTGTCAGCACCAAGTGCAACAGGCGCAAACGCTTATGATGGAAAAAGTGTTCCATGGAACTTTGCGGCATCTACAGCAGATGGAGCGGCACAAGTTGAAGAAGCTGGTGACGATAACACACTAATTGGTACTGATGACGACGACTTCACAGAAGACGCATAAGGACTAGTGTAATGGGACATCCAGTAAATGTTTTTTGGGAACTTTTAAAGAATCTAAAAGACCTGGTTGTTTCAGTAAAAATTGGAAGCTCTGAAGCAGTTCCTCATGGTGCTGTTTTAGAGCAACTTAGCAATACAAAGTTTAAAGTTGAAGACGGAGAAGGAAATCAAGGCGTGTGTGAATTAGTTAACAAACATACAGAACAATTACTAGACAATGAAATGTCTATTCTTGGATTTGTATTAAACAGTTCAGCGTTTGTGTATATTGCTTCAATAGTCAACAACATTATGAATGACTTTACAAACAAAGAATATACTTGGCATTTAGATAATGATTCTACAACCAATGTATTAATATTAACAGGAAAGCTATAGATGTCAAAGTTTTTAAATATAGATGGCGACTATAAAATTTCAGTCACTGACGGTGGAGAGATTAGACTCGATCCAGGCACTGATGGTAAAGTAAAAATCATTGGCGACTTAGAAGTTGATGGTGATCAAACTATTATCAATAGTTCTACTCTTGTAGTAGATGATCCGTTTGTTACAGTAAACCAAGGCGGCGTGTCAGGAGGAGTAGTAAACAACTCCGAAGGTGATGTTGCAGGTATACAAATTGACAGAGGTGGAAGTGATGCATTTTGGGTATACGATGAGCAAGGACTTGCTGATCCAGTATTCATAGGTAGAACAGGTAGTCCGTCAACAGGAACTATAGTTGATCTTAGAACATCAAGAATACAAACAGGCGGTGCTGATCTTAAATTAATTAATGACGGTACTGGTATTGTTACTGTAGAAGGTTGTACAGATTATGAAAAACAAATATTTGAGTATGACGGTTCATTAGTTGACTTTACTGTTAACCCAGTATTAAAAGCAAATCAACATGATACATTAGTAAATGCAAAAGGTGTTGTTGATTATGTAGATGGCTTCTTTGTTGGTAAATTCCAAAACAAAATTGAATCATTAGACACGTTTGTTGTTGTACATGATAGTGATGCATTTGCAATAGACGAAAGTGCTATTGAATTTACTATTGATAATACACCAGCGGCAAAGTTCTTTAATAACAGAGCAGAGCTACAGCATTTAAGAATTCAAGACACAACAATCGAAACTACATCAAGTAATGCAGATTTAGTTTTAAGCGCACCTGGAACGGGTAATGTACAAATCAATGACGTTTTGTATATTCCACAAGGTCCATATCAAGATGATGATGGAACAGGCGGCGGAGGTATACCAAACTTTGGTGTAGATGCGGATACAGCCAATCCGGATGCTCCAGGAGATGGTATTAAATTATACAGTAAAGCAGAAGGTGCGGCAGGCTCTAGCTTATATTTCATCAATGGCGGATCAGTGCAAGATGAATTGGTAAGTAAAAAGAAGGCACTACTGTTTTCGATGATATTATAAAGGAACAAAAATGGCAATAGTTAATACACAAATTGGCGGTAGCTTTACAGACATACTAACAGTTCCTAGCTCATCTAGCGACCCTAACTACAATCTAGGTGGATTCGCTGTTACGACTATTATGTTCTGTAATACAGCGCAAAACCCAGAGTTAGAACTCTACACAGACGGCGGCGACACATACTTAGATGTACATGTGTGTCCAGGCGGTATTGCCGCAGGAGACGGAAATATGATTTTAAA